GTGTGGAATGGAATTTTGTGATGTTGATTCGTGTGGAATACTATGTATATAGTCCATAGGGTACTCAACGCCTAAGTCGGGGGGTGCGGGTACGGTGGGGTCATCATCCGGCTGATTCTGATTCTCTGGTGGTGTCTCGCTTAACTCGGCGAGTAATGAGTCTGCATCGTCATTAACAGTGATATCTTCGGCTTGTGTATTAATCACATTCTTAAGCTGATCCATTAGTCGCTGTCGTATATCATCTGACTTATGTACTACTAAGGTTTCCTTGCGATCTAGGAACAGTCCTACCTCTGCTACTGAGCCGAGTAACTTGAGACAAGCGACACGCTGGGCGGGTGGGAAGTCCTCATCGAGTACATGCTTGGTTAGCTGACTCACGACCAGAGACCTTAATTGAGTAGGCGTTTGGTATTCCCGATATGCTTCAGCCGCCTTAAAAGCATCGACCGCTACTTGTATTCTCTGATCCGTTGATAGAACACTAGCCCGACTTCCTACACTCTTGGGACTACCCTTTGCACCATATGCCTTTCTATACGCCCCAACCTTTGTTCCCTTACCTAATGCTAACTCTTTAGCAAACTCTATTTGTCTATTGGTAAGGTTAACAGGAGTACCACTTGCCCCTCTAAGCAATGACTCCATAGGGATTTGTTCTAACCCTTGTTCTATCTGCTCTCTACTGAGTTTCAACTTAGCCATAAAAGGATATGCGGGATTTTAAGGTTGGTGATCTTGTGTAATGCTCTGGATTGTTCCACGTGAAACAATGGGGTACAAACGGAGAATATACGATTACTGGGGAAATGTACAGCACGCTAGGAACGATTTAAACCCACCGCCACGCCTTTTGTGGCTTAGTTGATACCTAGGCATAGGTCGAAAACACGCTTAATTTTTACAATGTTCCACGTGAAACAGTGTGAGCCTTCTGTTTTGCTTAACCCTGTGTTCCAAACATACAAACCCTTAAACGCGCACAACAGCAAAATATCCTGTAAAGTCTCATTTATGCAATACATCAATTAATACTAACCATGTATAGGAGTAGTGACTATGAGCATAACAACACAACCTTACGTTATCAATAAATTGACTTTCTTTCGACGTGTTATCCCCACACGCTCCGCAAAGCTGAACACTTTCGAAGTGTTTCCATCTGAACAGCACAAGTTAAACATTGTTAGAACAAGCCTAGAAACCCCTACAGGCACAGCCCATAGTGTCGGCTTTGTGTTTGATGGTGTCGCTTATCACCTTGAATCAGAAGTTAAATTCACCCCCAATCAGGAGCGCACAGCATGAGCATAACCGTATCAATCCGCACTCACTACGGCACACAATATATCTATCCCGTATGCGATGCCGCAAAAACGCTTTGCGCCCTTACTGGAAAGAAAACCCTTAGCCACAGGGACATCGACCTTATTAAATATTTGGGCTATTCAATCGAAGTACAACAACCACAGGTGAAATTATGACGCGCAAGGACTACGAACTATTAGCCGCCGTTTTAAAACGCTATACGGACGCTGATAACGCAAACGAAGAACACCTCAAGAGCGCAGGGTTTGAAACCCCTCACGCTAACCGAGCCAGATCGAGCCGCACCCGTCTTATTATTCGAGATATTGCGACCGCCCTGCAAAAAGACAACCCACGATTCAACCTCGAAACATTCTACAAGGCATCCGGCATATGATCGACCACCAAACCCCACACCGCCAAGCATGGCTTAGGACACTACAACCGCGCCCCATACTGGAAGATGCCGCCGCCGCAATAATTGCCGCACTTGCTTTACTTGCCGCCATTTTTGTTTTATAAATGCAATACACGAGATCCGGAGAAATCATGTCACATCAAACCGAGGCACTACAACGAGCCACCACTTCGCAGAGCTTTAGCAACTATCCCCTAATCATTCAGGGATTCAGCGAGCGAGGCATCCCGCCCGAGCAGATCCGCCCCCGTGAGAATGTTTTTACTTTCAACGCATGGCGGCAGTTATCCCGCACCGTAAAGAAGGGAGAGAAGGGAGTGCAGATTATTACTTGGATACCCTGCGAAAAGGACGGGGAGAAGTTTATGCGCCCCAAGACAACCACAGTATTCCACATCACACAAACTCAGGAGCTAGCAAAATGATCCAGACAATCACGCTATCGGATTTTCGCACCGCCTTCCACAACATGGGCAGAAAAGATCAATTTAGTTATGAAGGGCTAGAGTTGATTTTCGACTATATCGAAGAATACGAGCAGGATACAGGCGAGCAGTTGGAACTAGATGTTATCGCTATATGTTGCGACTGGGCAGAAGACACGCCCGAGGAGATAGCCGCCGCCTACGACATCGACATCGAAGGCAAAGACGAGGACGAAATCAAACAGGAAGTAATCGACCACCTCGACTATCACACCCAAGTAGCAGGACAGACCGCCACAGGTTCTATCGTTTACGCTCAATTCTAAGAGGCACACCATGTACATAAAGACCTACAACACCCGTCCAGACGGCACAAAAGACGCATTTCAAACCATCCTAGTAGAAAGTAAGATCGACCCCTTGCCATGGCAAACGATGGGGCTACAGTACACCGCCACAGGATACGGCAATCGTATTCCCACACGGTACAAGGTAAGGTTTAACGGCAGATGGCGCAGGGTTTATTGCCGGATTTATTCGAACATAGGAACGCTTTACATAGGCAAGCTTTCCGACAACCTAATCGTGGGAGATTAAAAAATGAAATTATCAGCAATACACCCCGCCGCCAACGAAACCGGAACCGCTTTTAAAGTGTACGACCATGGCGCAGACTGGCAAGTAATCGGGCAAGACTTCGAACGATGGCTTAGTGTATGGCAACACGACAAGCAGGGAAGTTTAGAGCGAGCACTAAAAACTATTCCCAACTTCACCCCTTCCGCCGTCTTATACATTCAGGATAAATGACCATGCTCAGACAGCTAGCCGCCGCAGTAATCGAAACCCTCCCCGCTCAGTCCGGCACACTCTATGCCGCCCTGATGGGGCAGGGATGCACTCTCGCCCAATACAAAGAGATCCTTGACGCACTCACCGAGACCGGACTAATCCGGCAGGACGGGCAGTTAATCGACAGCACACCGCAGGGCAAAAGCTTTTTACTACTGGCATCAAAAGGCTAATTTTTTGGGAATTCCCTAAACGCAAAAAAGGACTACAAAATGCAAATTTCTTACCACAAAAAACACCCAGTCAAAGGTTGGCATCATGTTATTACGGCAGACGCTGACAGCCCCCAAGCATGGCGCACCGATCAAGACAGGTTTGTAATTCAATTTATAAAGAAAACAGGCGCAGGAGTTGTCACAATGGGATCGTCAATGTGGGAGGTAAAAGAATGATTCGAGCAAACTCGTGGATTATCGTCAACCGTCAAACAGGCGAGGCGATTCTAGAAACCTTCAGCGAAAAGGTAACGAAGGCTATCAACACAAAAAAGTATCAGGTACTAACGGCATACGACTATTTATGCAAACTCAACGCAAACATCAAGGCACAACAATGAAACACCTATTCAACATATGGCTACAAGGTCAGCATATGGTCACAACCATTATGGCAAACAGCGCACAGCAAGCCGCTACTATATTTATTGCTCGCAATGACCTAGAAATCTCAGAGAATCATCCAGACCTAAACATTAAGCAGATTTATTAAAAGGCTAATCATGAAAACCTATACCGTACAAATTCATTATCAGGCAACAAAGTATTTTGACATTGCCGCAGAATCTCAAGAGCAAGCCGAAAGACTGGCAATCACAAAAGCCTATTCAGATCTACCCGATGACCTGTATGCAGAGGCTATAAACACCGAGGTGACAGCATGAACATCACGCCGGAACAACTAAGCACAATCAGATCCGCTCTATGGCTTGCGGGTTACTTTGTTTCAGACACCTCAGGAGGCTCGCAAACCGAACAATGGGAAACCGACAAGGAAACAGTACAAAAGGCTTGGGATACCGTTTATAAAATAGAACTGGGGGTAACAGAATGAAATACGCCGTAACTATCCAAGCAGTTATCACAAAAACCTATGAGGTTGAATCCGACTCACAAGGCAACGCATACGAGGAGGCTTGCGAACTTTTCTCTTGCGAATGCGATGGGGTTGACGAAAACTACGAACAAGACGCAATTTTAATTAAGGAACTAGCATGAAAGAACTCGAACAGAAGTGGACTAACGATATCGCCGCCTTACTGGTCGGCAAAAAGATCACCAAGGTACGCTACATGACCGAAAAAGAACGAGATCAAATCGGGTGGTATGGACGCCCTATTGTGATCTTATTGGATGACGGCACGGCACTATACCCAAGCCGAGATGACGAGGGCAATGATGCCGGAGCGATATTTACAAACAATGATTCGCTTTCAACTATCCCCGTTTTCTAATCGGCGATCCAATGAAACCGCAAAGAACTATTGATGCAGAGGGGCGTGACTGTTACGCCTACATAATCAACCACACCGAAATAACCAACCCCTACCTGTCAGAATGCGGCAGGTTTGAGGTTTTGCCCAGTCACTACGGGCTAACGGACGCACAAGCTAACTTACTTAAGGAGTTAAACCATCATGATTGAAAGATCACCGCCAGACAATCTAAACGAGATAACAGAGGACGCTATCAACCACCTATGCAAGTATGTTCAAGACAGACTAGGCATAGACCGAGGGGATTTTGCAGGAATCTATTGGTCTGATGGCGTACCAAAAGATGTTATCCGAGCGTACATTGAAGGGGAAATGTATGACTTTGATGAGCCGATTTAAGTGTCCACAAAAGGCTATTTTCTAACTGTAACATTGTTACAGTGAGGATTTTTTGGTGTAATATAACAGATGAGGGGTTGTTAAACTATGTCATTGGAGATAACATGAAGAACTACGAAGTAACTTTAATTGCAACGGTTCAAAGGGTTGTAAGGATTACGGCTGGCGATGGTAACGAGGCGATGGATATTGCGACAGATCATATTACCTCTAGCGACTTAGATATAGAGGGGTGGGAGATCATTGACATAGGGGTAGACGATGCAGAGGAATGCCATGAAGAAGATTAGCCGACCGCCTGAAATCAAGCCGCTCAAGATGTTTAGCCTCAAGCAAGTGGCTATTAGACCAAAGTCTCTAGATGTTTTAAGTATGCCCAGCAGGATGGGCAACACATTGTTTTATCCAAAGGAGAATTGAGATGACCTGTAAGGTAAAGATCGGTTCAGCATACGAATACAAATGGTTTGAGCGTAGGTACACACAAGGCACTTACTCGGCAAAGAATATACCGCCCTGCGAAGAGACTGTGTGGCTACAGAACGCTATGCTAGGAAGGGTTCGCCCCAAGAGTCGCCATAAGGCTATTTTGTTTCTGATTGCGTCCGCTGTGGGGATCTACTGTTTAGCCTATCTATGACAAACATACTGCTAGCTTTTGCTGTCGTGACTGGATCAATCCTGTTAGTAGGATTGGTTACTGCGCTCATCATATGGCTAGCATTAAAACTAGGAGATTGAAATGAACGACAGAAACTTTGCGGCAATACTGCGCACACTAGAACTTGGTGACATGATGACACACGAAGAAATGGCTCAGGTCGCAAGGATGTTAAGAAGCTACAGGGATGATGCTGAGCGATACCGATGGCTAAACAAGTACACATCACAGCTATTTATGGTCACAGAGCATGGTTTAAACGAGCAGGTTGATAAAGCAATTAACGGGGGACGGGAATGATACTGACAAGAGATGAAATGATTAAAGATATGTTCAAGATGCTTGACGATGCCGTGGCAAAGGAATTTCCAGAGGGTGAGCGTGAACAAGCTAAAGCCAAAATACTGGGCGTGTGGTCTGGTCAAATGTTTGATATGCCTATGCGTAAGGGAGATGACGAATGACTGAAGATCAGCTAGAAACATGGATGCACAACATGATCAGGGCTTGCAACAGATCAACGTGTGACTCTGACATTAACGCAATCAAACTAATTCAGCACATCAAAAACCTGTATGAGCAAGGTCGTACTGACGAGCGTGAGGCGTGTGCGAATTTGGCTGATGGATTTGATGACGATGTTGGTCAAGCAATTAGTAAAGCAATCAGAGGAAGAGCAAAATGAACGACTTCCAAGATGACTTTACCCGCATACGCAACCGCCCTGATCAAATGCAGCCAGAGATACAGCATCGGCAGCTTGAGCGTAGATTGGTTGGCACATATTTGTTTGGGCTGATAAAGCGGTACGAGTATTACTACACAGAATGGAAAGCAGAATGATTACAGCAATTTTATGGGCAATCTGCGTGTTTATTATTGGGTTTCCACTTTGGTTCACCCTATTAATGCGCCTTATTTTTTAAAAGGGGTGAGAAATGAATCTCAGAAACACAGGCGCAATGTGCATAGTTACTGTGCCAGACGCAAACAGCAAAGACGGGTTTAGACACGTTGATTTGGGCAATTACTTTGAATTTATGGGAAAAAAGGTTTTGGTCACATCACAAGAAAATGCCATGAAGTATGGCAAGCAAATAGATGTGCCAATTTACATAATGAAGGGGGTGAGAAATGAGCAAGATTGATTTAATTATTGATGCGCTTGAGAACAGCAAACCTATAAACAACCAATCATCAATTCCATTTGATAAGCACCTTAAAGCTCTCGCCGCTGCCCGTGAGTTGAAAGCGTTGAAGCCTGTGATGGTCTTGTCAACAGGAACAAAACTCTACGCACTAGACGAGGAGACGAAATGAGCATCGAAGTAATGAAGCAAGCGTTGGCTAAGTTTGAAAGCCTGTGGGAGATTGGCATTGATGCTGAGTACAAGGTTGAGTTGCTGCCTGAGATTCGGATGTTACGCCAAGCCATTGAGCAAGTAGAAAAGCAAGAGCCTGTTGGTTGGTTTGATTGGGATGCCAAACGAGAAATTTGGGTACAGGTATATCCACATACTCATGGAAAGCCTTTGTACGATGAACCACCCAAGCGTCAATGGGTCAGGCTGACGGATGATGATGTTGATTGGATTTTGGGATTGGCTTATGCCGATGACATGGAGTTAATTAAAACAATCGAAACAAAACTAAAGGATAAAAATGGCTGAGCTACCCTACACATTTACAATCGTGCCGCCTAATGACCCGCCTGAGCCTAAATTTACGGCAAGCTGTGGTGAGATAGGTCGGTTACTAATGAACAGCCCTAACGGTGATTTAACAATCAACCAAAAGCATATGAGCCTGTGGGATTCGTGGAATCACTCAGTGTGCCACAAGCCTGTTGAGTTGAAGTATCAGGAATGGAGAGAAAAACGTATTAAGGAGAAGAACGGTGGATCCATTTGACAAAAAGAAAGCCGCCGAGTTCTATATTGTGGCGTGGGTAAAGGACTGGAGGTTTCACACCTATTTAACGGCTATCAATGCAAAAGACATTAGGTTTGAAGATGTGCATAAGCACTACCCTTGGATGCCAGACATGACGCACTTTTATTTTAAAGATCAACTGATACGAGCGTGGACAGGGATGGCGATGAGGTCTATCAACAATAAGCTTTGGGATACGGACGACAACAAGAAACGCTTGTCCTTATCTAAGCAGATTGAGAACTGGACTTCAGACAAGATAAGCCAATCAACAACAGAAAAGCAAGATGCCTATGAGCGTAAACGAGCGTTGATGCAAAACAGACAAACTGGATTAGGCCACAAGGCATCAGTAGAAGCGATGCGCCGAGGCAGTGGACATCATTGGAATGTAGTTAAATAAGGATAAATCATGAGCGAAGACGAGGCATTTGAAATACTTGAGCAAGACATCCGCCGCAAGGAATACCAAGAGGTGCTTAAGCGAGCGCAGGTCGAAGCGCAAGAGTTTGTTCAGGATCACGCAAACGAACTGGGTATCATGACCTTGCGTAAGGCTTTCGAGATGGGATACAGATTCGGATATTGTGATGGGAACAGTAATGCCAAACATAAACCTTAAAGCACCTGCCGCCGAGCAAATAATCGGCCTGATCAAGTCTCTTGAAAAGACCACGGTTAGTGGCGTATGCGAGCAGAGTTCTTTTGCTAAGTCCACTGTGGCCTCAGTAGTCAAAGAGTTACACGCCCATAAACAAGTACACATTGCCGGATGGGAGCGGCAAAGGAATATCGGGTGGGTAAAGGTGTACGCTTGGGGGAAAGGCTGGGATCTGCCCGAGCCTGAAAAGATAAAGATGCCGAAAGCAGTGGTTCCGGCCTCCGATACTGTCTGGCCTCAGTGCGACATAGCCGCTAACTGGATGAGGAATCCAATATGATTAACGCAACGATTATCTATCTTGAAGAAGATGATGAAGGCAATATGCAGGTATCTGTTGAGGCGATAGGGGAGCCAGATAAGTCTCTGGCCTTATGTAACGATGTTATGGATGAGATCCTAAGCCGTCCAAGGATCAAGTTACTTTACAACAGTATCTTTACCCGTCCGCATAAGCGTGTCCAATAAACTCTGACCCGCCGCCACCGCCCCCATCCTCAATTCGGCATCGTTAAAGTCTTCGCCTTCCACATCAGAGAACCAAGCAGGACGATTGGCTTGCTTGGCTACTTTGATGCCAGTAGCATCCCTATCCCCAACAACCACGCACTCAGGGAAAATCCTCGCAATTTCTGGCAAATTTCCTGCCGAGAAGGTTACATGGATTCTGTACCTTGTCCGCATAGCCTTTAAAGCACGGCGCACCGAGAGCGCAGTTGCATAGCCCTCAGTCACAATATCAACACCCTTATTGTCGAATGTAGCTACCGCACCCTTGGTAATCTGTCCAGACAAAAACTTCTTATTGCCGGTTTTATCTATCAATTGGCATCCAACCAAGTTTCCATCCACCCTCATGGGGATAATCAATAACTCATTCCATACCCAACCTTTCTCGTCCTCAAACCCTTTCTTGGCAAGATATGGATGGTTTTGCTTGGAACACTGCTTCAGTATCCATGCAGCCTTGTTTGCAGCCTCTTTCTGAGCCTTCAGGCGTGTTATATTGGCTTCTAGTGTCTTTACCCTGTCCGCAGCCAAATCGCGCTTGTAGGTCGTATCTGGCTTCCATACCACCGGCTTCTCATGAATTGCCCAATTTTGTAGAAAAGCCACATCGCCGCTGTATTTATACGAACCGTTTAGTTTCTCAGGGTGATCTGTTGTGGCAACCCGAACCCATTTGTGCATGATCAGGTTCTTAATGATCAACCCGTGAGATTGTGCAAAAGATTCAAATGTCATGCCGCCCTCGCTTTGGCTTTCGCAAATGCAATCGTTCTCGACTTGATCCAGTTTAGCGTCTCAGGGCTTGGATGTTTTGGTGAGGAAGACAGCCCGTTAGGTGCGGCATTAAACCTCTCTTTGTATTTGTGAAAAGCCCAACCAGTCTTGTAGCCCTTGGACTGTGCATAGTAGATAAGTTGAGAGTAGAAGTCTTGGTTGTTGATCCTAAGCTTCTTGTTGGCGGCTTCTAACTCTTTTAGTTCGCCGGGGATTGTGTCAACCGTAGACATCCTGACTTTAACGAATCCGCATGAGCCGCAAATATCAGACTTAAAAGTCCATAAAACTGAACATTTTGGACACTTTGCCTCCTTCTTCTCTTTCTCGGACGGCTCTTTCTTGGCTTGTTCACCACTCTCCTTAAGCATGGTAACGCCGTTAGAAAAAACGTCTTCCCAATCCTCTCTGAATCTAATGACGTTGCCGCTATGACACAACCACAAAGCAAATGATTTTCCTTCATGCGCCCTCATTACCCTGCCCATTTGCTGAACGTGACTGCTAAATGATTTAGAAAAAGGACGCGCAGAAACGCCAATCATTACATCAGAAATATCAAAACCAGCCGTCAAGATATTTGTGGCAATCAATCCGGTAATTGGCGAGTCTGGCTTTGCAAATTGCTCAATCGTCAGACGCTTGAACTCATCATCCTCCTTATAAGAAATAGATACGAAGTTATACCCAGCCGCATTGAATTGCTTTTCTAAATCTCTGCCGTGGTCAACGCCCGAGCAGAACACGATAGTTTTCTTCGGCCCTCCAAAAACTTCATAAGTTTTCTTGACCCATTCTGAAACTATGTCGCCCGTTATCTTCATACCACGGCTTGACACCTCTTCAGCAGACCATTCTCCTGCAAGCTTTTTTGCGCCAGTCATATCAATTTCTTTGGCAACATAAACCTTAATCGGACAGAGCAAGCCTTTCTCTACGAGCTTCTCTGTGGGAATTGCGCTTACTACATTTGTATACAGCCCTGCCAATCCTTTTGTGAATGGCGTGGCAGTCAACCCGATAACCTTCATCTGTGGGTTGTCTTTTATGTAGTCAATGATTGACTTGTGTAACACATGGGTTTCGTCATACAACAAAAGATCAGGTGTCTGCATCTTCTTGCGCTTGGCAAGAGTTTGTATCGAGCATACTTGTATACGCTCTGACGGTCTGTATCTCCAGTGCGTAGACTGCATGACGCCGTGGTCAATCTGGTACTTGCCTAGTCTCAGACTGGTTTGTTCAACCAATACGATCCTATCCATAACCATTGCCGAACGCTTATATTGCATGGCGTATTCGTGCATGATGGCAATAGCGCATTCAGTCTTTCCTGCGCCTGTGGGTGCATACAACAACTGTCTTGTATGACCCGCCTCAAACCCTTCTCGTAACTGCTGTAGTGCTGACTGCTGATGCTCTCTTAGTTCAAGCATTTGTATCTCCTGACCGGAAACCGCCGGACTTCGGGTTAAGCTGCCTTCTCTGCGCGTTTCTTCCAGTAATCAATCTGCTTTAGCATATCTGAATTCTTTGCCAAGAGTTGATCGCGGGATGATTTTAATGCGGAATTCTCTGCTTCTAAAGACTTGACTTGCGCTCGCAATTCCTCAACCGTTGATTGATATTGCTCTTTCTCCTCTGGCGTGGCATCGAGTGCCTTAACAGATAGTCTGTCTTTGAGTGCTGTCAGTTCTGCCGCAAGTTCCACATTCGTATTAGCGAGTTCTTGAATATGATCCTCTTGTGAATCAGGCTCCTCTACGATACGGTCACGATTGCTTTCTGCAATCTTCCCTGTGTTGATCGTAGCTTCTGTGCCGTGTTTAGTGATGTACTTCTTTTCTGTTTGCTCAAGCTGCAAAGACTTGCGGATCCTGCCAACAGTCATAGACGACATATTGCTATGCTTGGCAATCACACGGTCTGACCATTCAGCCCACTCTAGATCTCGAGAAGTGTCATAACAGCCTTGCGCCGATCCTCTGCCGTGCGCCGCAAGCCATGATTATTATTGACCCCTACGGCATACAAGACGGCATCACGCAGACTGCCATTGTGTACCTTAACTTCAATATCATTAACCCCAGATTTCTTTGATGCAAAGTAACGGTGGTATCCATCAACAAGGTAGTAGTCTATGCCGTCATAGAACACCTCGACCGGAGGAAATATCGCGCCTTCTATCATCGCCTCTGCGTATTCGGCAACAACATCTTTATCAATCGTTACTCGTGATTGTGTTTGTTTGTTTAGTTTTATTTTGTTGATATCCATTGTCATCCTTTAGACAAGCGCATTCCGCTGCAAGTGCAGACGGGTGTGTAAGTGTGTATTCATCCTCTTCCCCATGTAGAACACGATCCCTCAACCGTGTCTGTACATTCTAAACACTAACAATCGTGTTTGCAATACTGTTATTTCGTACAGTCTACATCGTAGATAACTGAATAACAAATTCTTCCTTTGCTTGTTCGTACTCTTTATCTACGAATGGTTTAAGTAACTTCTTGTTATTAACTTGACACATGAAACATATCTTCTTACCAAGGTTTGTTTCACTTACCTTGTATTTCTTTTTTCTCATACTACTAGTGGAGTACATCTTACAAACCGTATCAACTCCATTCCAGTAATGGGCTACTCCATTGTTTCCATTCCTAAGTAGATACATAATTCCTCCATATGCAGATTAGGAAACAGGACATAGATTTGGTCGAATACTCCCCAAAGGCGACCCATCTGAGTCACCTTCGAGAAGATTCCAATTCATGCGGATTTAGGTTTCCAGTTACATGAGTTTGGGTTGCGCCTATCGAGAAATGTTCTATCGCAACTGATCAGACTATAAGCCCCCATTGTTCGAGGCCACGTTGCCGCTCTGACCGAGCTTGACGCTACAGGGTGCTTGTTTCCAGTCCACCCACCAGATTGACCTGATGGAACCGTTCATAGCGTAGTGCTTACCTGTAACCGCTATCTACTCCCACGGCTGGCGCTTACGCTTAGTTCGCCACTGCCACCTGTACACCCAACGCGGTTGTCCCTGAACGTATGTACAAACGGGTTGCGACAGCCATAAAAAAACCCTACTGAGACAGGCTTTAGGCTTGGTTGCCGCATATAGGGGTGGACTGACACCTTGCTATAGCTTTGACGAAGCCTACCTCAGTAGGGATTCTCCGTTTCAGTCAACTGCCGATGGGTTACCAAGCCATCAGATAAAACGAATATAACCCATAAAAAAACAAAGTGCAAGGGTAATGTACATATTTTTTTTAAAATTCATTAAAATGTAATTAACAGCAAGTAAATTCTGGCACATTGCTCGTCAACTATAGGTAATTCTATGTCATATTACATCACCGACGATGAATTTATTAAGGTTTGGAACGAGTTAGGTTCGCCAATTAAAGTTTCAGAACATCTCAAATTAAGTATACGCAACACTTACAATCGGCGCAGGACAATTGAATCTAAGCACAGGATTGAATTGCCAACCAGTAATCCGCAGGGTAATGGGGGACTTACCCATCCGGTCGCAAAGAAAATACATCAAACACCGGGGCACGTCAGGCGTGGCATCACACTTGAGAAGGGCGTCGTAATCGTATTCAGTGACGCACACTTCTGGCCTGACGACACAACCACCGCCTTTCGAGCGTTGATTCACTTTATCAAAGAACTCAAGCCCAAAGTCATCGTCAACAACGGGGATGCCTTCGATGGCGGCGCAATTTCTAGATTCCCCAGAATTGGTTGGGACGCCAAGCCCACCGTCAAGCAAGAACTTGAAGCCTGTCAATTCTATCTTGGCGAGATTGAGGCTATTACAAAATCTACAGAGCTCATTTGGACACTTGGCAACCATGACGCACGGTTTGAAACGATCCTTGCTAACAGCTCCTCACAGTTTGAAGGTGTCAAAGGGTTTACCCTTAAAGACCATTTCCCACGCTGGCAACCTTGTTGGTCGTACTGGGTCAACGAAGATACGGTCATCAAGCACCGCTACAAGGGTGGGCGCACCGCAGGGTATGCCAATGCGCTCAACTCTGGCGTAAACATCATTACCGGACACACGCACGTTCTTGCCGTCCAACCGATTACAAATTACAACGGCACGATCTGGGGTGTGCAGACAGGCACTCTTGCCGAACCTAACAATATGCAGTTTGTTGATTACACTGAAGACAACCCAAAAGACTGGCGTAGCGGCTTTGCTGTGTTGACCTTTGATCGTGGGCAGTTGCTCATGCCAGAACTTTGCCAAGTCTTTGGCGAAGATGAAGTCGTATTCCGAGGCAAAATCATCAAGGTGTAGCCATGAAATTCCACACACGCCAAGTAGATACAAGAAACCCTACCATACGGAATGTGTTGCTACACCTACAGAAAAAATGTTTACCCGCAGACAAGCCACATAATGTAATGCACGGGCATTGGTGGATTGTTTATACCTGTTCGGGTATACCCGTAGCGTTTGCTGGAATGTCACGCTCTTCTAATTGGTTGGACGCAGGGTATTTATGCCGTGCAGGGGTTGTTCCTGAGTACACGGGTAACGGCTTACAAAAAAAACTAATTCGCGCAAGGATAGCCAAGGCTAAAAAACTTCGTTGGAGTTGGCTGATTACTGATACGACAGCAAACCCTGCGAGCGGTAACAACCTGATGAGCCAAGGGTTTAGACTATACGAACCGGCAGTCCCTTGGGCATACAAGCACAGCCTGTACTGGAGGCTTAACATTTCCCGCTAGAGCTTTAGTGCAGGCTTCTTACGCCATCCACCACCAAGCACACAGCAAACAGTATCCACCAGCCATACCCCGCATCAAGGTGCGCCAACACAAAAGCCGTCAATAAATAAATCATTCAGTGCCTCAACAATAAATTTAAACTTGATTGTTTTTTTTCTGCTCAATATCAATCAGCATTTGCAGAGTGTGCGCGGCCTTCATTAAATCTTCAAGACCGTTTTTGGCTTTGTATCTGGTCACATACTTGATGATCGTGTGCTGACAGGCGTTCAGATTGTTCGCCATGCTGTATTCCATCGGCTGAATGGCGAGCTTGGTGTAGTGGTCGCCGCCGATCTGGGTGCTTAGGCTATCGCTCATTTTAGAGTCCACATTTTAAATATAGAAAATGTGGGTTCCCATAAAGCAGGGTTGAGATCAAAGAACGGCGAAAAGTGCGAGTGCCTGCCAAGGTACTCATGGTTCCACGCCTTACGGGGCGCTAACCCCCGTATACCCACAAAATTAGAATATCACATAGACAAGACACAAAAGGAGAAGCCTTTGGTTTTTTATGCCAAAGGCTTCTGGGGGATGCACGAGGAGAGTGCTTCTGCCGGAGAGACAGACCAAGGAGGGACTTGGCATCCTAATATAACAAAAAAAAGGGCAACCTACAAGATTGCCCCCAAACAAGGAGATGTCCCTGAACTAGGACAATTTATTGTACCTCAACCACATAGCCATAAGCAAGGCATCAGCTCTGCCGTGGTGTTTGGCTAGTTTGAGCGGCGCATCAGACCAGATAGACCGAGCCAACTCTAGGCTAGCTTTCTTCTCCGTCCCTATAAGCCCGTGGTATTTCTTCCACACTTGGGGGCGTACCAAGGTAAGGCTATCACCAGCAAGCGCTGCCACGGCCTCTATAGACCCCGCTGCCCGCATAAATTTGCCTGACGAGGAGATCCCCTGCCCCGGCATAGTATGCACATCCTCTACGGCAATGTGCGTAGGCAGATCATTCCAGACTATCTCCATCAACTCAACGGCATTGATACGCCCATCCTGCACAGGAAGATCCCCACACCCTACATACAGGCCGTCCTGATCAATAGATCCCCACGCTCCAGATGCACTACCCGGATCGAGGCCTACGAAAACTTTCTTTTCCACGCTTGACATCCTTGCAACACATGAATTATGATGGTATCAATCTGTTGGGAACAGATTAATTACGAGGATAACACAGGAGAGCAGTATGGACTATTCAGAATATCTGATTTATTTGCGGCAACACATCAATCGTTTTTATGAAGCAACTCAAAATAAAAACCTCACACTAGCCAAGCAAGAGGCCAAAGAGATTAGTGATTTAGCCCAAACGATAGAGGCAATCACATGGACATGGGAGTGGAAAGAATGAAGCCATTCTCATTGCGTTGCGAAGATGCGTTTCATGAACAATTCAAAGGTATCTCTTTCCCTGACGATGCAGCTATTCATATCTGGCGTGAGGCTTGGGTTGCTGCACAACAAGACATCATCAAGATAATCGCGGAAGAAATCAAGGAGGTCAAATGAAGACAACTAACAAATTCAACCTTCCAGAAACCTTTGTCAATATATTGAAACGCCCGACTTACACGAAAGGCAAGGCAAATATATCGGCAACAGAGTTGATCAACAGTCCACGCATTGTTCAGCTTAAGCGGATCCATGATGAACACCTTGAGCAAGATGTAGCAGACCAAATCTGGTCAATCTTTGGCACGGCAATTCACGCCGTACTAGAGCATGGCAAAGGCGATAACCATATCGTTGAGGAAAGGCTTCATGCCGTTATAGATGGGTGGGCAATCTCAGGCGCTATTGATCTTCAGGTTATTGAAGAGGACGGCATCAAAGTCAGTGACTACAAGACGACTGGCGCATGGTCTGTCATGAACGAGAAAGCTGAATGGGAACAACAACTCAATATCTATGCTTGGCTTGTTGAGACTGTTAAGCAAATTCCTGTTAAGCATTTGAGTATCGTTGCGATCATTCGTGACTGGAACCGTAGAGAGGCCACGACCAGAGAGGGATACCCTGAAGCACCCGTCAAGGAAATACCCGTTTTGATTTGGTCTTACGAAGTTCGCACCCAGTTCATTAAGGACAGGATCCATGAACACGCTGCCGCATCACTTTCGGCAGAGACAAATGGTGATCTACCTCTATGTACGCCAGAGCAGATGTGGGAAAAGCCAACGACATGGGCAGTAAGAAAGGTTGGCAATGTGCGAGCAAAGCATATTTGTTACACCGAAGAGGATGCAGAAGAGAAAGCACAAGCCGCAGGTAAAGGCCATGTTATTGAAGTAAGGCCGGGCGAGAGGACGCGATGCGCTCAATACTGTCAGGTCAGTAGCTTCTGCGGTCAATGGAAAGATTACAACTCAGGAGAATGAAATGAAAACTAGACAAGAATTGATATTGGATTTTATGTTGGCAATGTCACCCAGAATTTTTGACGCCGACTGGTTTGATGATGAGATTACAGCGGTTGGTATTTATGCTATGGCAGAACTTTTAGCTGATACATATTTGGAGAAACTTTGATGGATAAGCCAATTGGTGTATACGGTAAACTTATTAAAGCTAGGGTTGCATTGCAGTCAAAGCAGATTAACAAGTCAGGCCACAATAAGTTCGCAACATAATCAATTTGATGTAATATCAAAGTATTCATATTTGGATACAGTTATTATGAAATCAGGTATATATAAGAT